TGCGACGAACTGGCACACATCCTTGAAGTCGTGCACCGGAGGGACCTCGATAACACCGGGTCGGTGACAACCGACCCAGGTTGTGAAGGAAGACTTGCCATTGTTGCCCCTGAGGTCAACAATGACATTTATAACGCGAGCATCAAACTTATTGATGCTCTGATAGACAAATTTCTGCCATGGCCTCAATTTGTCTTCTGTAATATGAGCCACTTGTCTTGGGACGCGGGCTATCGGAACGCAATAGCTTTCCGAATACCAAGGACCTGCGACTCGAGTCTCGGCCTTGGTAACATAAAAGTTATTCCGCACATTCCCAGAGGAAGTGACGGAAAGATGAGCAGAGCTCATCAGCGTCCCTGCAAAGTGACGCTTTAAAGTAGTAAGACGCTTCTTAACCGTAGAGATACGGAAGCGTCCTTGGAAATGGACCCTTGGGGGCCCTACATCGTCCTCGTCCTCCTGTGGGTCGTCCTCGTCCTCATCTTCCCCATGTCCCTGTTCCAATTGGAATACCCAATCCTTGGATATTCCGGAGAGGACCTCTGTAAGATCCTCTCTCATAGGCTCGGTGTCTTCGACACCTCGTGGAACCCAAAGGGTAAAATCCCAGCATATAGCTGGGTTCTGCTTCGCAGATTTTCTCACTCCGTCGCTGGCGCTCATCGTTCGCGGATTTATATTTTAGTTCCGGAACTAAAATATTTTTTATTTTTTTTTCTGGAACAAGTTCCGTTTATGTAGAACAAGAGAAAAAAAAATATTTTTCCTAAAAGGAAAAATGAACATGGAAATGAACGTTCCTATAAAAGTCACGTGTGTATTTCACTCCGTCGAGAACGCCGTCGATCAAAACGCCTCAATAGTCGCAAGATATTTCGGCGGGCATCCCTATGAAAGGGATGAAAAAAATCCAATCATCGCTTCGCGATTCATGGATTACGAGCCCTACATGTGCTCGGGAGTAAGCAGCACCTCGTCAAACCTTCGGTGCTGCGAGCACCTTGAAAAGGCGCTAAACTCACTCACCACGCGAGAGCGCGCCGAGTTCGTAAAAGAAATTGAGGAAGTCCTAGACTTCCTCAACGCAGAGCTTCAAGCGCTCTGCGACGGAATAATTGAATAAACGAGAAATGGAACCATTTCTCTATCTCGCTCCCGTTGGTCACTCGAAAGATGGCCCCGTCCACCCTCGTAACTCAGGAGTCCGGGGCCATTAAGAGTACGCGTCTTCGACGCGATACGTTTTCTTTAGACGCTGTCGCTGTAACACTAAGAAAACGTATTTTGTGCTAAAATACTAATAATTTTAACACGCCGGAACTCCGGAACAATTTTCCACTTCGTGGAAAACCACCCCATTGCTGGGGTTTTAAGCGACTGCGTCGCACTACGCCCTTCGGGCTACGTAACAAAATATAGCGTACGCTATATTATTTACAAAAAAGTGTTAACACTTTTTAGGAGGAGGATTATAGATATCCTCCTCCTGAGGTTCCTCGACAGGAACACTAGATGCAGCCTTAGCTGGAGGATGCATCATATGCCTCTTACCCTTTCGCCACGCCATAGTGCGGTCTCGGTGAGGAGCAGGCATAAACTTAGCCTGCTTAGCCATGGCTGTCAAGGCCATGGCTGGTGAAATATCGGTGATACCCAGCAGCTGGAGCTCTGCAAGCTCCACTGCTTCAACCCAAATAAGAATATTTGTGATTTGGGAGTCGATGTCCTCCTGAGTCGGCTCACCAACTCCACCGTTGGTCTTGAAAAGATTCGACCCAATAACTTGGCCCGATTCCGTGACGAGCGAGTCGTCAGCGGGAACATAACAGAATTGAATTCTCTCCGAGAATTTCTCCGGAATAGCCTGAGGGCCTTCCGTGGTAAACTGTTCCACAGTTGAGACTTGATAGTCTCCGTCCGCCTGCCATGCATTCGGCCAGAAGGAAGCCGTTCCGCTTCCTTCCTTGAAATACATCTGGGTTGTTATCTTGTAAAACCCAGCCTGAGAAATGACTATCCCAGAGAACTCTCCAGGGTTCGACTCTGGGAATAGATCGGGGACATAAACTGCTGTCGCACTTCCTGCCCTAAAATTAACACGGGTCCATGGCCCGTTGGGTCCACCATTAAGAATGGCGTCACCCGTGGGGAGATCGACTGGCGCTGTAAGCGCGTCGAGAGAAGAAGTAAAAAGAGCGGATGGGATCAGGTCTGAGACCTTCGGCCCATCAAAGCACACTTCGTACTCCGCCCAAAGTGTGCCCACCGATTCAGGAGGATCGGTGACGAAATTAGTGTTGGCAAAAGCCACCACAACTCGGCAAAGGTCATACATCAAAGAGTCTGCCCCTGAACCGAGAGCACCCGAACGGGTGTAAAGCCACTTGTCATTGGCATGAATCCATCCGGATCCTGGGCAAGTGACGTTAGTCCAAATGGGATTAGTTACACATCCCATGTAGGATGAGAACTCGGCGTAAGTCGTGGGGACTTCCTCCTGAACATTGCGGTTGACAATGATGAGTGACTGTCCCTGAGTGGTTGACGGGACAGAGGTTTCAAAGAAGAATTTAATCTTCATGTTGTATCTCTGGAAACAACGTGCGAGGTTTCGCAGAAGAGGGAAAATCGGGAGACCCGGATTTATAACGTATGAATACGTAGTGAATGTGGCGTCTCCTGGAACCGCCAATTGGGAGATAACCTCTTTGTTCTTAAAACAAAGTTGACCAGTAGGACTGGCCTTAACAACAGGTTGTGTTCGGACTGTGGAGGTACCCACAGAAACGGGGGCGGTCATTACTGACCTACCCGATCCGATGGAGCGGACGCTAGACGCCGTTGAACTTCTTGCGCTAGCTGCCGAAGCATTCTTACGGCCCGCTCCAGAGGCATAATTGAAGCCAACCTTCCCCAGAAGTGGAACGTCGGCATAGCCCGAAAGCATCGAGCGCTTTCGGCCAGCTGGAGCTGCCTTAGCAGCACCATAACGAGGGCGAGCTGCATAGGCTCCATAGGGCCTTGCAGCATAAGAATAAGGATGATAGGAACGAGCACCGTACATTTTCTCGGGAGGTTGGGTTTGTAGCTTTATATAGAAAATATAAAATTTTTTATGCTCTACTGATATCGAGCTTCGGTGGTGGGAATATGATTTCTAACATGGGGACCACCAACAGGTTGCTCCCTGGGAGCAATCCCTGCGACCCTGACACCGTCCTGTAGGTCCTCGTCAGGGTCTTGGGATGGTCCCTGAATCTCTTTGATGAGAGATTCAGCTCCGGCCTGGTCCTGCATGACCTTGAGAGGCAAGCGGACCAGCTCATAATCGCTGTCGATTGTATAAAATCTCCAGCGATCGAGGGACACGTAATCCGTCCGAAGGATCGTATTCGTGTATAGCCAGATATTCGGCGAATCAATCTTGATTGCGGTAGACCGATATCTGGTATCAAAAAGTGAGCCGTCCTTGAGTTTCTCAATTCCGGCCATGAATTGGTGGATTTTCGTTTGGTCGCGAGCTCTCGGAAAATCCACAAAAAGAGTTTTGGCTGACTCGAGGCCCCGATCGCGCACAATAGATGCGACGAACTGGCACACATCCTTGAAGTCGTGCACCGGAGGGACCTCGATAACACCGGGTCGGTGACAACCGACCCAGGTTGTGAAGGAAGACTTGCCATTGTTGCCCCTGAGGTCAACA